TCCACTGCATCCGTTCCTCTTTCGACCAAATTGTAGAAGTTTTGTCGTTGGTATTCATAATCTCTCTCCACATGTTCATTTAAATCGCCATAATCTTCTTGTGTCTTTAGCATCACCTCTTGTGAGATGTTTGGTTTGGGATTAAGAACTTCTGCCATAGACGAATGTTTTGACATATTTTCGGCCACACCAAGTGCTTCATCAATTTCCTTACTCATAATATATTCCTTTTATCAATCTCCAGCATCTTGGAAGAAAGAGGTTGTTTCGTTAAATCCAAAATCATCATCAGCAGAAGCTGTAGTTGGGTCTGGTGTAACCACAAGTCTTTGTTCTCTTTTCGGTGATTTGTCAGGTAAGTCTGTGTATTGATCAACTTGAACTGTTTTAATAATACTTTGACCTGTAACGGGGCCATACAAATAAAACTTAGCTGTAAAATCTAAAGAATATATAATTGCCCTTCTTTGAGCAAAGTCTCCTTCATAATCGTCTTCATATGATATGCTATTCAAAATAATAGGAACATCCCGTTTCACGCTCATATCAGGCATGTCATTAATAGTCAGAGTATAGTCTGGTTGGAAATACGGTAAAATTTGTTCTACAATTTGTAATGCATCATCATTCAATTTTGTCATAATAGCAAGTTCAAATTGCATATTATAAGGAACTGGCATATATGCCTTTTTTCT